CTACATGTTTACCTTTAGATTTTAATCTTTTTGCAATTCTTTCCCAATCCAATGAATACGGATTAGTACCAACGGCAACTTCATTATCAATTCTATTATGCATTAACCATGCTGAAAATGGTAAAAAATATTTTCTAAAAGCAACAACAAAATGTTGTGGACCAGCAGAAAATACACGTGTTTTACCAATATCAACTTTAGCAATTTCGCGACGTTCATCTTTTAATGTATCAATAAATAATACATTAGTTATTTTTCCATTTTTACAATCATCTAATAATTGATCAACATCTTTACGAAGTTGCATAGCATCTGGTCCAGTAAAATCAAAATCCATACCACTACCCATCCAACGAGTTTTACCAGGACTTCCCTTATTTTCTAAAGAATAAGGAAAACCTGGTGAAGTCGTTCTATTAATAGCACACATGAATTCATCATCTCCTGTTCCACATATAGCTTCTTCATAAGTCAAAATTCTTTGATATCTTTTAATATCTAATTGTGTGTTATATTGGCCAAGTGTAACTTGTGCAACATCTTGTGCTGCAGATTTTACCTCTTCTTCCAATAAAACAGCTGTTTCTACTCCACATTTCTTCAATCCCTTTAATAATGGACTATGTAATACACCATTAATCATTTTTGGTTTTAATAATGCCGGCTTCATAAATGGTTCAGTTAATTTTCCAGAAATACATGATGGCAAAATAGCTGTTTTAACAGCCTGTCCTACCTTTTTATCACATTTACCCAATGGACAAAATAATCCCTCTGGTACATCTGATTTAATAGTAGCATTAACACCAGTTGGCAATTCATAATAAACTTGAGTACTAATATTTTGAATATCAGTATCAATTAAAGCATCACATGCCTCATTTATTGCCTCTTGAGTTAATGGACAAGCAAAACCATATTCTTGTTTTGTTCCAGCAATATGCATTCCAATTAATTTACGTTCGATTCTTTGATTATATAAACCAACTATTGAACCACAATCACCAACTTGTGTTGGAGCATTATATTCATAACAATCCCTTTGTGTATAAGAATCGTTACCATAATGGAAACCATCATCTGGATAATATATAGTAATTTCTTTATCAATTGGTCTAATTTGTTGTAACCATTGATAGGTTCTATATGTTTCTCCTTGATTTTCATGGAAAGTTGCCATAGTACCATTAAATTTACCAACCAATTTACCCTGATCACATTTCTTAACAAAATGTTTAATTAAATCACGATGTGGATGACACATCTGACCATGTAAATTAGTTAATACACAATCCCTTAATTCACCATTTGCATGTTTTAATTGAACACAATTATTTGATAATTTAAATTCAACACTATTATTATCAATTAAATGAGATACAG